CACGTTTGAAACACATTACCAACAATAACAATTAAGTTATCGCCAGTCCAAGTCTTACCATTCTCTACAGTTGCCGGTGGCTGTGGTGCTAAAGGACCGTACACTTGAGTAGCGTTATCGCCTACATAAGTTTCTCTATCAATACCTGTTGCTTCTTTATAGCGTAGTGTTCTCCAACTAGCCGGGTTGCCTGAAAACACTTCAACATCTTTACTAGTTGTGTTATAACGAATCATGCCTTCTACTTGAACTGCCGCCAGTGAACTATTACTTTTTGGCAGTATCATATCAGTGGTAGCTGCAACTGTAAATGTATTATTAACATCTACTGCCGCACGGGGATCGTATATTGATCTGCGATTAAGTGTTAATGTTTTTAAAAATCTCATGTCTTATACCGGTAATGTACTTACTACTACGCTTACGCCTGTTCCTGAATATGTTGAACTTGCTATTGCGCAAATTATATCATTGTTACCTAATACTAATTTTTCTTGATCAAAACTAACTGTTTCGCCTGCCGGAACTGCTAGCACACTTACTATAGTACATTCTGGATTTGCGTAAGCAGTTTTTCCGCTTGGTACAGCATACAACGAAAGATTAATTGCTCCAGTACTGTTGTTACACGCAATCATACTAGTAATAGCATTATTGCCACTGCTAGTATAGATAGGTGTACCGTTTAGTGCGCTGGGACTGCTTAGTGCTGTTACTGTAATTGCTGTTGCTGTCAATGCCATAATATTTTCCTTATAGTAAGATACTAAGCAATACTGCTCTGTTCTTACTGATTAATTCATCTGATGTTAAACTATTTACAAAGTACAGGCCTGTCTTGCCTGGAGTTCCAATACCGGTTCCTGGATCTTTTGCGTAGACTAAACCGTAGCTACTCACTGAACTTGGATTACTTGCTTGTTGTTTAAGATTTACAATAGAATCAACAGTAATTTGATTTGTTGTACTAGTTAACACTAGATTATTTAATGCGCTAGTGTTTGATACTGTATCTTGATATAGAGTAATATTATCAACCACAAGTCCTGTTGGCGTAATTTTTGCTCGCTCCTGACTTAGAACTGTAAACTTAATATAATTAGAAAATGCTTGTCCTCTAGTGGACGTAGGGTTGCTAAGATAGTGAAAATTATCCACGTTAGCTTGTCCGCCGGTAGCACTAACATAACTGGTTATGTATTTTTTATTTGGAATAAAGTTATCTTCAGGAGTGTCAGGACTCAACGGAATTGTATTGTCCAACAACGAAACATAGTTTGCCGGAGTAATATTAACAATCTTTAATTTTGTAAGACTGTTGTTCATATCGAACACCATGTCATAAGAGTCTGGAGGACTAATACTTGCTAAACGTAATCCGCTTAAAATTCCATCAGCTGTTCTAATAACAAATGTTCCAGGTATACTTGTTGTTAATACTGGATCGTAGTGACTTACATTTTCGTCAAACAACAACTGTGCTTTTGGACTAGTTCCACGATTAATTTCAATGCCCGACTCACGAAGTCCGCCAATGTCAAGAATACCGGCAGCAAGATTTTGAGCATCGTTGTCGGTACTTTTGTTTAAAGTAATAATTCTATCTTCAATAGTAGTTTGTGAAGTATTAATTGTTGTAGTTTCACCTTTAACAATCAAGTTACCAGTTACATATACTGTACCTACAGCCGTGCCAGTATCTAAAGTAATTGAACCAGTATCTTTTACTTTAATTCTATAATCACTATTGCTGACTTTTAATATTCTTGACATCTATTATCCTAAATAGGGACCTAAGTCCCTGTTCTTAATTAAGCGTTGTCGATTAATAACGAATCTGCTGTTGCCGCTGTCATGTTCCACTTAACAGATGTACCTGTTACAAATGCTGTTTGTGTACCTGTACCGCGAGTAATTACAGCTTTACGGCTTGTAATTTTAGTAGCAAAATATGTGCCATCATCTGTGTCAACTAAACGAACACTACCTTCGCCAGCGGCATCGGCTAATGAACCTGTTAGTTTAACAATACCAGTAAGTGTGCCATCAGTTACTTTGAAACGGTTAGTAGATACTTGTTTCTTAATATCAACTGATAGTGCTGATCCGCCAGTTAAGAATGCTGTCATTAAGATAGCATTTTCTTGATTTCCAGTTGTGCTAATGTTACCGCTGTCAACTAACATGTTAACTGAAGTAGCCGTTACTGATTGTGTAAATGTTGGAGTTGGTGCGGCTGTGTATCCAGAACCTGCTTCTGTAATAACAACTGCTTTAGCACGGAATGCTAACACTACTGTTAAACCAGCGCCTGCGCCGTTTGATGTAGTAGTTTGAGCACCGCTTGGCAATGTAGTAAAGTTACCACGGCTACCACCAGTGAAGTCAAATGTTAACGCATCGTCGCCGCCTGTGCCACCAATTGTAGCAACACGCAATACTGCGTCTGTACCGTCAACTGTTACTAATTGACCAACTGTATAACCAGTTTGTGTACCGCCAACTGTTGTTACGCTTTCAACTTCAGAAGTGATAGTACCAGTAGCACGAACACCACCTGGTAATTTAGGTGTGTTGGCAAATGTAATTGTTGGGCGAGTTGTATATGCGCCTAATGCGTTTAATGTAACACTAGCAACTGCTCCGCCGCCAATGCCATCATCAGTTGTTACACTTGTGGAACCAGTATTACGGTTACCAAAATATTTTTTATTTAAAGGACGTCCCATTTTATTTTCTCCTTAAGAAAGATAGCGTTCTAGGCTATACGCGGTTGGATTTCCGCATAAAATTCACCCGATGTGAATCATACAAAGTATTTATCAGTTCAAGAGAAAGGGCTCCAAAGAGCCCTTTATAATTAACAACCTTTCGGTATGTTGATTAGCTAAACTTAACGTTACCGTCAGTGATAGCAACTTTACCTAGGTAGTCAGCTGCATTACCTAAAGAACTAGCTGTGTTTGACAACTCAACATAACCATAACGTGTCATGAATGATACGACTGGTTCAAATGTTGATGGATCAAGTACAACACCACTGCTCATCAATGGAATGTATGGGCAATAGAACGCTGCCGCATCAGACTCTGATGAACCTTTGTAACCGATCAATACTGCTGTACTGTCTTGTGCGTAGCTGTTTACATATACTTTCATTGCTGAGTTCAATGTACCAACAAACTTAGTGTTTGTAGGAGCTTCAAATGTACCTTCTGTTGTACGAGCAAATGCGCTTGTAGTAGCAGATTGTAGAATTGTTAAAGCAAATGGACTTACTACTGCCCAGTTACCAGCACCACGACGTGTACGCTGAGCGATCAAGTTGCTTACGCGATTGATCTGAACAGCTAAAGCGGCGTGTTCGTCACCAACGAATGTAGCAGTACCGCTTACAGCAGCCTGGTCATAAGTTTGTGAAGCTGAACCAGCTAAACTTGCTAAACTAGCAAGAATTTCTTGGTCGATTTCAGCTGTGATTTCTTGTGCTAACGCAGCCATAACTTCTGCTTCGATGTCAATACCTTGTTGAGCTTGAGCATCTTGTGCAGCTTCAAAAGTCCAACGAGCTGATAGCTTGCGGGTCTTAGCTTCTACAGTTTGCTTCAAGATCTGAATTGACATACGCTTACCTGCAGCACCTTCAAGAGTTGCTGTAGAGGCTGCTTTTGCTGGATCAGCATCGTTGCCTGAATAAGCTTCAGCAATTTTGAATGGGCTTAGTGCCTCTTCACCGGCTGTTACACCAGTTGCTGAGTCAGCGTAACGCACACGTAATGTGTGAATTTGGCCAACTGGGCCAGTCATTGGTTGTACACCAACTAACTCGTTAGCGATAACGGTTGGCATAACGCGACGGATCACTGGAAGGATCACGCGATTTAGTGTTGCGACGTTGCCGGCAGAAGTGGCACCAGCAGTTGGGGATTCCATCAAATACTTGCGAGTATTGTCAAGTGTAACACCCATTACTGATTTTTTAGTGCCTGATAAGCCTTCTAATAGGGCTTCTTTAGTTTCTGCCCAACGGCCATTAAGTAGTTCTGACATTTAATTTCTCCTTAAAATTTTAGTCCAGCTAGGCGACGGATATCAACGATATTGTTGTCTACCTCGCTGCTACGGTTGCTGTTGGAAACTTTGTTTCCGGTAATTTCTTTAGCCTCTACTAGTGCCTGTTTCTTCTGCGGAGCTTTACCACCAGAAATAACTGATGGAAGATACTTTTCAAAACTTTCGTTTAGTCGAGTAGTCTTTACACTCTCCATTAATTCACCCATGATATCACGTTGCTCTGTGTTTAGAGGAGCAAGTAATTCACTCATGATTTGTTTTCTTGTCTGTGCTTCTTTCAAAGACACAATTTCTGCTTGTTTACTTTCTACTAGAGCAACAGCGTCTGCGGCAGCTTGCGCGGCTTCAGCAATTGCTAACTCTTTCATGTCTATGACCTTGAGTAATTTTGCAGTTTCTGATTTCTCAGAAAGGTAACTAGTTTGATATTCAGAAGCAAAAGCTTCAAATAACTTACGACCGAAGTCGTTTCTACGAGCGGCATCAATGTCTTCTTTCAATGATGATAGTTCAGCGTTTAAGCTTTCACTAACAACACGATCGACCATTCCTGCTGCACGTTCTACAAACTGTTGTTTAACTTTCTTAAGTTGTTCGCGACCTTCGCGAACTAAACGAACTTTGGTTTGAGCCAAGTCTTGTTTGTCTTTGTAAAATTCTGTAATTTCTTGAGCAAGAGCTTCTACTACGAATTGTTCTAATTTACCAAACTTGCTAGCCATAACCTTTTGATCTTCATGTAGCTCTGTAACTTCAGAAGCTAGTTGGCGTGTTACGAATTGCTTCATAACTGCGCTTTCTGTCTTCATCTTCTTAGCATACTTGACTTTCATTTCGGCTAACTGCTTGCGGTCGTCAGCAAATTCAACAAGCTCACTAGCTAATTGGTCTGTGATCATGCGATCAACAGCTTCAATCATAGTGTTCTTGTCATGCTCATACTTCTGAGCAAACTCTTCGCGTAATTGAACAGCCACTTCTTCTCGAGCTTCTGTAATTCGGCTTTCGAAAGCGGTTTCAATTGACTCTCTGATCTCTTCTGAAATCACATTGTTCTCAAATAACGATTTTAGTGCATCCAACATGTGTGATTCTCCTTATTATTGGAGTTTGCTTATTATATTTAATAAGCTCTCTTTGAGATATTTCTGTGCCTTAGGATCACCCTTCACCTCTTGCGCTATGCGTAAGGCATTTACTCCACCACGACTATTCATCAGGTGTTCATAAATTGGTGTTGGATATGCGCCAGGCGCACTAGGTTGAGCCACCATATCTACTGTGATGATCTCAAAATCTGATACTTCACCGGATCCGTCATCTTTGACGTTCCCGGATCCGCGACTGCTAACACCTAATTTCACGCCGCTTTCCAGCATTGTGCGAATTAGTTGTCCCATTGGGGTCGGTAAAATTTTCAGTTTACCATAACCATTAGGACCGTCCATCCACATATTTGTTATCATGTGGCTGACTCGGTCTAGGTTAATTTTTAGATCATCTGGATGATCTACTTCTCCGAGAACTGAATAACCGTTTTGAATCTGATCGTTTAGGGTCTTGACAGCCTTGCCAATCTCATTCACAGGGTAAACACGCTGGTTAGCGTTACGTATACCGCCCTGGATACAAATCCCGGACATGTATAAGCTCTTCCCGTCTTTGTCATCAGACTCAACGATCATTTTTGCTTCGTTGAAACTGAGATTCTCTCGGAGATATAACATATTTTTCAATGTCATCTTCTAATTAATTACGGCCACCGATAAGACTTCTCTTATCAACACCGCCTACTTCGCCTTTACCTTTTTTCTCAGCGCCGTGACCTGGTTCACTTTTCTTGAACGCTGTCTTGCCTGCGTTGGAATCTTTACGGTTATGGATCTTGCCTAGTCCGCTGGTTAAGTCTCCAGCTTTAGTACTAGCTAAACCACCTTCAGTGCCGCCCTTCTCTGTTGAGAATGACTTGGCAATGTTAGCACTTGTGCCACCCATTCTGTTTGGCTTGGCTACAGCTGAACGTGTGTTAACACCGTTGTCACCGTGCTTTGGAAGGCCAACTTTCTTTGTGTATTCAGCAATCATGCTTGGATCCATCTCTGGATTTTCCATTTCTAGGTCATCTCCGCCCATTGCGTCCATGTCATCTCCGCCCATTGCGTCCATGTCATCTCCGCCCATTTCGCCTTCTTCGTCAGCCATTAACTGTTCAAATTCAGCTTTTAATTCGTCTAATGCGTCTTCTAGGTCCATGACACGGTCTTCCATGTCGCCACCTTCTGCGTCATCTTCTTCGCTGGCAAACGGATCTTCTTCGCTGTCTGCGTCCATGTCATCTTCTTCGCCTTCTGCGTCATCGGCTTCTGCGTCATCTTCAGAATCATCAGCACCAAATGGATTTGCTTCTGTATCTTCTTCGTCATCCATTGACCCATCTTTTTGGTCTTTGTCATCTTCATCATCACCGTCGGCTTCCATGAAGTCACTTTCTAAAAGTTCTTCATAGATTTCGCGTGATTTTGCTACTACGATGTTGTGGAAAATTTCTTTTGCTGTTTCTTGATCTTCGTTGATCAATGCCTCTAGCATGGCTTC